ACACCGTCGGTCCGCCGACAGTCTGCCTGTACTTGCGGAAACGTTTCTTTCTGGTTACGGGCTCCCCCCTCCGGAAATATTCCACATCCTGATAGTCCAGGGGTTTTGTCTTGCGCATGGAGGGCACATCCCGCACAACCTCCAGCTGTGCCACCTCCCCCGCATTGTTCCGGATCACCTCTATATAGGCGATGCCGTAGGTCTCCCTGGCTTCTATGACATCCTCGAAGATTTCCTTCGTATCGTCTTCCAGCGTCAGGCATTCCAGTATCCCGGCCATCCTGTCAAATTCCGCAGCCCTCTCCGGCGTTTCCGTTTCATCGTCCACATAGCGCACCCCGATCCCGAAGCCTGCGATATTATGGCGGTAGGCCCGGATGCACTGGGGCAGTATCGTGGACTGGTTGACCAGCGCCTGGAATCCCCTCAAATCCGTCGGCGGCTCGATCCAGTCCCCCGCGTTGTACTGTTCCTCCGGCGTCAACTGCGTGGGTGCCTCCGCCTTTAACAGGGCCCTTTCCAGCTGCCCCCTCGCCTTAATGATGCGGACGTTCACCGCCCTTTTGTTCTTTGCCATTCCTCGCTCCTTTCGGCGGGCGTATAGGCAGGCAGGCCAAGAGCACGCTGTCCGCCACGTCCGGGCTCGGCAGCCCCCTCGCCTTCATCACCTTCTTGCTTTCCACCCTGAGCTTCCCGCCCTCCGTCATTCCATACTTCCTGGTTGAGAGCTGCCCCGCCAGGTCATCGTCCTGCGGCAGGATCAGCTCCACCGGCTTTTCGTTCCCGTCCTCGTCGTAGGGCCGGAGGAGGCTCCGCACCACCGCCATCATGTAGGTGGTGGTATCGTCATAGTATTTATGCCTGATCTTTTTCCCGAATATGACCGGGCATATCTCCATCCACCACAGCCTGTCCGGGGCATTGCGCTTGATCTGGAAGAGCCTGTCTACCACGCCACCGCCCACGCCGCTGTCGTCGATCTTGATGAATATGGGATCATCCTTTTCCCTGTCCAGCTTGTATCTGGCTGCCAGCTCCATCCCCAAGGCCAGGACATCATCCGCCGTCTTCATGGTGTCCTGTCCGTTTCTTTTCTTCCAGATATTCAGCTTCTCATCCGTGCGGTACGTGATGACCGTCTTGTCCTCCCCGTACCTGGCGACGTCCACGCCGATATGGATCTGCGCGGGCCTTCCGCCAGGCCGCCACTCCGTCACTGTGCTCCTTTCCACAAGCGGCAGCGGGATGAACACATCACTTTCCGCAAGGGGGAACTCCCCAGCCACACGTACGCGGAAGACATCGGAGTCCTTGCCGTACATCCGGATGATGGTGTCCACGAAATCCTGCGGCACGCGCCCGCTCTCCCTTCCGTCGATATGGAACGTCCTGTACGCACCCCTGTTCTTATGGTGGCTGTCATAAAAAAAGCCCGACAACTGCGTCGGGTTCCCGCACATCAAAAGACGCGCCCCCGGTGTTGAGAGCGCGCCCAGGACAGGCTCGAAGATCTTGTCATCCACGCCACTGGCCTCGTCGATAATGTACAGCAGGTGCTCCGCGTGGAAGCCCTGCAGCGCGTCCGGCTTGCTGGCCGTCCTTGCCACGGCGAACCATTCCTCCGGATATCCGTTCATGTACAGCTTTTCCTTCGTCCAGATTAACTCCTTTGCCAGCTCCGGCCTGTGCCGGATCCACTTGCTGACCTCCGCCCAGAGGATATCGAAGAGCTGGTGCTGTGTCGGGGCCGTGCAGGGGATCTTTGGGAAGGGCCTTGTCACCATGAACCAGATCACTGCCCAGGCCTCCACCGCGCTCTTCCCCACGCCGTGCCCGCTCCTTACGCTGGTCATCTTGTTGTGGGCAAGGCTGTCCAGCACCTCCGCCTGCCTCTTGTCCGGCTTCACCCCGACCACCTTCTCCGCGAACAGGGCGGGCCTGTCCGCGAAGAACCGGATGGCTTCACGGGTCAGCATGGCGCCTCCCCCACAGCTTCTTCATAAGCCGCGACGATCACATCCGCAAGGCCGCCCCCGGATTCCGCCTGCGCGGTGTCTGCCTTCAGTTTTTCGATCCGGGCCTTCCTTTCTTCGTCAAACATCCCCGCCAGCCATTCCAGGGACTTGTGCTTATCCAGGAGCTTCACGCAAGCCCCGTTCTTCCCGCTCCGCACCTCCTGGATCAGGGTGCCGTCCACCTCGGCGGAATCGCGAAAGGTGACGTAGTTCCTTTTCTGCATTGCCGGAACCTGCTCCCCCGTTTCCGGATCCACCGTCATCACGGGCTCCCCGTCGTCCGTAAGCATGGGCGCGTCCTCCGCGCCGAATTCCACGAAGTCCGTGATGTCGGAAAAGGCGATATCCAGGTGCTTCTGGAACACATCCTCCGCCAACAGCAGATCCCGGTTGAGCCTTGCTCTCTTCAAGCGTTCAATTTCGGCTTTGATTCCGGCTTTTTTCAGCATCTCATAGCCATGCCAACAGGCATTCTCGTAGCTGCACCCATAGGCTTTCTGATATGCTTTTGTCGCATTGAAGGAGCGCACGAAATACAGGCAGAAAAGCCTCTGCCTGTCGTTCAGTTCGGGGTTTTCCAGGACAGCTTCCACATCCTCTCTTACGGCCTTTTCCTTCCGCGCATTCCTATCTTCTGCAACAGATGCAGACTGCAACGCCGTTGCACTTTTTGTTGCACTTTTTGTTGCACTTTTCACAGGGTTCTGTGCGGCAGGATCCTTGTCCCACCGCTTCCTGACCTTCCAGCTCCTGATCGTCGCCTCTGCTACCCCGATCTTCTTTGCTATCTGCTTCGACGTGTACCCCTGCCGGTACAAGGCAAGGGCTTCGTCCGCTTTTGCGTTCCTTGCCCTCGGCATGGGCTTCACCTCCCTTTAAAATGAATAAGGGCGGGGGAATCTTCCCTCGCCCGCTTTACACAGTATTCGCTTTATACACTATAACATTTTCCGGAATGACAGTCAAGTGACACGTTTTTGACACCCACGCGTCACCCCATGCCGAGATAGTAATCCGAGACGGCGGCATAGGCGGCATCCAGATCCCTGTAGACCGTCCGCTTGTTGGCTCCTACTTTTTCCGCGACCTCTTCCACTGTCATTTCCTCCGGATCCATGTGCATCAGCCAGAGAACCTTGAACCGCCTTTTGGCTTCCTCCCTGCCAGATTTTTCGCACTCCTTCCCATACAGGCTGACGGCCCTTTCCAGGGCTGCTATGTCATGGGCGTTTTTCTGCCGGAGTTCCGCGTCCGCCCGTATGATCCTGACGGCCTTACCGGCTTCCAGTTCCCGCACGTCCATCAAATCGCCCAGGGCTTTCTGGTATACGTCCCGTATCTCCACCGGGAGGGGTTCCGCGTCCTGGACTGCCAGCTTCACCCTGCGGTAGCTCCGGAGCCTGTCTCTTGTGATCTCATGGCGTCCCGGCATCCTGTCCGCCTTCGCCCGCTCCCGCCTGTAGCTCGCCGCTCCGGCTTCCCCGGCCATTTTAATGATCATTCCCATTTCCTCACTGCTAAGGATATAGTTTTTTGACATGCGCACCTCCCTGAAAACCAAGCCGCATCTATTATACCATATGGCGTTATTTATTCCATTTCCAGCCGGAAGCCACCGACCTCCCACAGGTTCCTTTCCAGCTCCGCGTAATCCCTGCGCCCCTCCTGCACGTCCAGGTAAAGCTTTATGACCTCTTCCGCGAATTTCTGCAGCTTCCTGTCCCTGCTGTGGGTTTTTGCCCAGAACTGCTCCATCAGGACCGTAAACGGGATTGTCAGCATTTTAGAGAAGGCCTCGTCGATGGCCTCCGTCTTCGCGTCCGCGATCTCCTGCCTCACGGCGCACCTGGCCGCCGCCCGGATCTGCGGCTCCGTCAGGTTATAGGTGGCCGTTTTCTGTTTTTGCTGCCTGCGTCTTTCTGCACGGTTCATGATAATCTGCCCTTTTTCCGGGATTATTTTTGCTGTTTTGCATTTCCCTGGCCTCACTATTCTTCATAATGCCCTTTGCAGGACGCTATATAGATTTTCCCGTCCTGCACTTTATAAACCAGCCTGTCCGCATGGGTAATTCTACAGCTCAAATAATCTGAATGCCTCAAAATCTCCGCCTTTCCCATCCTTTGCCCGCGCATGATTGCTTTTATGAGATCATTGATCTTTTCCCAGGTCTGCTTATCATCTTTCCATCCCAGGTATTGTTTCCACGCCCTGCTTGACCATACTATATCCATCGTTCAATCCTCGATCAGGGCGTGTACCTCCCCGCCGCCGCTTTCCAGCTCTTCAATGCTTTCGTCAATGCTTTTCAGGTATTCCGCATTCCTGAAGGCTTTTTCCAACTCCTTATAATGCTCCCGGCTTATTAAGACGAAATCGCTTTCCTCTTTGGTGAGAATGGCAGTATCTCCCTCATGAATATTTCCGAGTCCTTTTTGGTATGTCACCATGAGCATAATTATCCACCTTTCCTTTTTCGGCGTGCCTTTCACATACGGCCTATACCGCGGGGCATGGGTCAACGCAGGGGTTGCAAATTCCCCATATTCTTTTCCATAGTATACCACCCCCCACTTACATCGTCATGTAAAATCTAAACTGATTCCGCCCACCCGGCCCGCAGCCTGCTCATACGATCCTGCCGCCTGCCTGGCAGGGGGCAAACTCCGGACAGAACCGCTGATAACGGCACATCGGGACAAGGAATCCGTCAAACTCCGGGCATTTTTCCACAACCTCCCCGGAGAGTGCCGCCATTACGGCCTGCGTCTCCGGATCCGCCTTTCCGCAAAGCCTCCTGCGCGCCATCGCCATCAGTGCCTGCGCATTCAGATCCATGATGTGTACGACGGGGGCATCCTGCCTTGCCCCCCGCCTGTCGTACCGGTCCTGCCTGTCGTTCCTCTGGCTTGTGACGTAATGCTCCACCCCATATTTATGCCGCACGAAATGAACGGACACGTAATACGGGATTGCCATTCGCACCGTAAACATGAGGGTGCGGATCGGCGAATGCTCCGCCTTCAGGATCTTCCGCTTCCACTCCGTGGAAACCGTCCCG